ACACATGATCAGTTGACGATATCAGATGATCACAATACCTCGATGCGGCATCAATAACCGGTTCTGATAGGAAGTTCGGATGTTCTCGAAAGAAGTATGGATTAAGCATCATGCACCGTACTGAAGTTACCTTTCTTGATAAACTCTATCTTGTCTTCGAACTTACCATCAAGCAACTCTCCCTTATGAGAGATAACATATGTGTTAGTATCACCATCAAGAGTATCAAGGATACTGGTCAGGTTGTCGATACCTTCCACGTCCAAAGATGAATCAAACGTCTCATCTAGTATCAATAGGTTAGTCGCAACAGAGTTTTTCATCTTCGCAATCTGTCTCCACGTAAACAGTAACGCCAGATCGATACGTTGTTTCTCACCCTCAGAGAACGAGTCATAGGAGAATGCATCACGATGACGTGATCGGATAGTCTCCTTGAACTGTTCGTCTAGGTTAAACGATACAAAGAAGTCTAGAACCTGTAGATACTTGTTGACCAACTGATTGATGACAGGCAGGTACTCCTTCACAATCTTAGTCTTGATACCAGTGTCCTTGAGTAGTTCAGTGATTACCATACTGTACGCAACGGATTCTGCAAGGTCGCCCTTGATGTCACGTAGTATCTCGCGATCATCATTCTGTGCAGACAGAGTCTTTCTTTCTTCTGCAATATCAGTAGTAGTCTCATCCTGTTTGGCCAGATACTGTTGTATAGTAGTAATCTGTTTCTGGAGTTGACCGATCTCTACTTGTTTACGATCTTGTTCAGCGATCATATCCTGTAGTTTCCGAGTCTCTTCTACTACGCCCACCATTCTCCCAGTGAGTTTGCCGAGTTCTTCGGATGCTTTTGATCTTGCGTCTGTGAAGTGTTCGTGCTTGGTTTCTGCTTCTGAGATCTTTTTCTCTTTGAAGGTAGTTTCGATCCCTTGTTCACAGGTGGGACAAGAGGAGTTATCTTCATAGAACTTCTTCTCCTTATCTAACTCCTTCAGTTTGGAGTTGAATGTTTTGTCATACTGTTTGATCTGAATCATCAGACTATTGCACGAGTCTTGTTCTGTTTTCAAAACATGTAGAGAGTCACCATCGACTGGTGCCATAATAGAACGTACGCCCTCAATCTCAGACTCAAGTGTTGTGATCTCGTTGAGTTTCTCGTTGCGATTGTCCCGTTTGTTCTTCTCCAGACTCTCCACATACTTGGTCTGTGTCCTAATCTTATACTCTAGGTTCTCTAGGTCAGACTGGTTTGCACGTACCTTTTCCTTGATAACCGAGAACTTTTCTTTGAGAACCACATTCATCTTGGAGAATACGTTGATGTCCAGTAGATCCTCGATCACCTCACGTCTATGGTTGGCAGGTAGTTGCATGAACGGCACAAAAGAACTACTGCCCAGTACAATGATCTGGTGAAAAGATTTGTGGTTCAGTTTCAGAATGTTCTGTTCTAATACTTTCTGATACTCTTTACTATGGGAGTCTTGGTTAATAACCTTCTCGTCACGCCAGATCTCAAACTTAGTTGGTTTGATACCACGCACAACCTTATACTCAGACCCAAGCGCCGTGAACTCTACTTCGACAACACAGTTCTTATTGTTTACACTGTTGACCAACTGACCCTTGGACACAGACCGGTGGGCTTTACCGAACAGGGCAAATGACAGTGCGTCCAACATAGTAGACTTACCGGCACCGTTCTGACCCACTACTAGAGTGGAGGCAGACTTGTTCAGATCTATTTGGGTGAACGAATCACCAGTACTAAGAAAGTTCTTATACTTTAGTTTTGAGAATATAATCATACGAGTTCGAGTGTCTGCGCCTCTATCATCAGTTCGCGTACCATGCCTTTGATGGTATCCTTGTTCAGTGGAGTATCCACCGCATTTATATAACTATACAGTAAATCTTCCGTACTGTCAACCGATATTTCATTATCATTAACCGAACCGCCAGTAAACTCCTCAAAGTTCTCTGCGATCTTGAGTTCATGTATCTTACGAGAGTTGATTCTATCTACGAACTGATCAAAGACTTTAGGATCTGACTTGTTAACCACAATCAACTTAACAAACTTATTATCGAGGTGGCGAAGATCGGTAAACAGAGGATTCTTCTCCTTGTCATTATAGTAGATCTTCTCGAACAATGTCTCAGTATTGACTACAGGGGTAATCTCACGGGTGTCAGTGTCTAGGATATGGAAGTGCTTGGGGTCATGTGCATCACTCCAGAAGAACTCCATCTGCGACCCGAGGTATTGTATGTTACCACTCTGCGACTTGGTGTGGAAGTGTCCAGAGAGTACCATATCAAAACGATTGAACACAGATGCCCTCATACCATGCGTACAGGGAATACCCGCAGACATCTCAAACCCTTCTAACTCAAGGTGTGCACCGATCACGTCTGCCTTACAACCTTTGATGAACTTATGACATTCTTCTTCGTTGTCCTCATTAATCCAAGGAATCAGTCCCATAGGCATACCATCATATTCAACCACCATAGGTTTCTCGATGATACGTACCTCTTCCATGTAATGACCAAGTAGTTCTTTGAGGGCATTCAAGTCATTGGTATTCTTGTAGAACACGTCATGGTTACCGGGAATGATATCCATGTGGATCTTGTACTCACGCAACTTCTCCAGAAAGATCTTCCGGTTATGTTCAAGTGCACGAAAGTTAATAAACTTACGGTTATCGTAGTAGTCGCCGAGATGCAGAATCTTGGTGATACCATTCTCGCGTAGGTATGGGAAAAACACGTCACGGTAGAAACGTTCCTGATAGTCCATCATTACTTCAGATGAATTACGGATACCACAGTGCGTATCATTCAGTATAGCAATCTTCATTCGATCTCTTCCTCCCCCAGAAAGTCAGATAGGTCAGAGTCTACACGTCTGCGACGGCGTTTACGTACCTCCTTCGCATATAACTTCACCTTCTGATCTGTATCTTGGACAACATCAATACGTTCACGTAGACCATCAACAAAGGACTGGGTCTGACGTATGGCTTCTTCATTGTTACCATCAAGAATCAACAGAGAGAGGTCACTCTCGGCGATGAACTTCATCTTGATATCTTGTTGTTTCTTCTCTTTCTGAATACGGCGAAGGAACGCATACCACGCAATCTGAGTAAAGTATGCAAATGCATTAGGTGCCTTGGTTCTGGTCGCCTTGGTTATGTCGTAGTTGTCGATTGCCTTGAGACAGTTCTCTACTGCGTCCATCACCATCTCTTCTCTATAGGTGTAACGAACGAAGTTTGCCCGATGGGATAGTCCTTCTGCGATCTTTAGAAAACATCGAGCGATGTAGTCCGTCACGACAGGTCGAGGTTCGCCTTCGGAAGATCTGTCTGTTGCATCTTTAACGTAATCCACCACCGCAAGTGAGAACTCTGCGTTGTTTACATAATGCGGTTTGTCTTTCGGTTTCATAGTCATCTCCATTTGATTTAGTACACTATAACAAAACTACTGGGTATTGTCAACCCTTTCCCCGACTCTTCGTCTCAAATCAGATGTGGAAAATCTATGATCCCTTTTGTTGAAGTATATCTCAATACCTCTACTCGCACATATAGCACGTCCTGTGAATGTTCCTGACTTATACTCGGAACCTATGATCCGAACATCGATCTGTAATGCGGATAGGATATCCTCTAGATCTTGTTCGGTAACATAAGGTATGATCTCATCGACATACTGCACGGCGTTTAACTGTGTGTAACGTTCGACTACGGTTTGAATGGGTTGGTTCTTCTCTTGTCGGTCTAAACTAGGATCTACCTGTAGTCCACATATAAGGTAGTCACACTGAGTCTTTGCCTCTCTCAACATTGCGATGTGACCTGCGTGTAACAGATCGAATGCACTACATGTAAATCCTATTTTCATAAAAAATCACTTGCCATATTATAAAAGAAATGTTACCCTAAAGCCATAGCTCGCCAGGGAGTGAATACTCAGATTAATGAATAGTCTTTGGGTCAGCTGGGAACTGTAGGATATTAGAAAAATCAGAATCTGATCTCATTATTTCAGGTGTACTTAGTTTCTCTAGTGCACTTAGTAAAACACGTTCATCTTCTGCGTTACGTTCAACCAAACGTACTTGACGTTCTTTACCTGTTTGATGCATCTCATCTACTGCATCTATATATTCTTTTGCAAACATGGGTGCCGGTTTACATGTACTGACGACATGATCGGTATTCACCAACATATAGTTGAGATGGTTTTCTTGCATAGTCATCCACGGACGTAGACCATAGATTTGATCTTCGTCTTCAGTCCAACTAATAGTAAGCATCATTGCGTTCCGCACAATCAATTCTTTACTACTTTCATCAGGCCATTCGATAACTTCGCAGATCATCTCCTCACCAGATGCGATTCTAACCTGTAGAAAGTTCTTTTCCGAATACATCATTATATAGGTACCTGCGTTATTTTAAAGGGAAACTTCTCACGTGCGTATATTTTTACTCTCTCTGCACTATGTAGTAGTGTAAAGTTCTTCTTAGATTTGATGTGCAGATCATCCGCAATATCATATAACCTTGTAGTACTACCGTTGTCTGACAGTCTTAGTCCCCGTCCAATCGACTGGAGAACACGTATCTGAGACTTTGACGGACTAGCAAATATAATGTTATGGATATTCTTAATATTAATACCAGTACTAAAAGTACCAAGAGAAGCAAGGATAATACTATTGTTCTGTAGATCGACGATGTTTCTGATTTGTTCTCGGTCTGTAGTCTTAGTCTCCCCAGAGACAAAAAAGAATCTCTGTCCATCCTTTAACCTGTTCTCTATTAAAGGCCGTAAAACCTTCCCGTGTTTATCCACAAGATTGAACAAAACAAGAGTGTTTCCCTCCAGACTCGCTGCAAGGTTGGCGATGAAGTTATTACGTTTTTCATATTGAACAATAAAGTCGATTTCATCTTGATAAGTTCTTCCATCAGTTAGTTGACAAAGTTCACGTTTATATTTAAGTAGTATGATATCTATATCTAATTTAGCGAGGTGTTTATCTTCTTGCAGTTTTGCGGTGGTTACCGACGTATATGTGGGGCCGAATAAACCTTCCAGTACCAGTTTATGTACGGTCGTACCGTCTAGGGTACCGGTAGTACCAAATCGATACTCTGCCTCAGTAGACTTGTTCATGATAGAGGATAACGACTTAGACTTGAACCCATGTACCTCATCACCCACGATACACCCAAACTGTTGAAACCAAGGTGACCCTAGTTTATAGATTGATTGCCATGTGGATATGATAACAGGACAGTCGGTTACTTTGTCCTTACCAGAGTAGATACGGTGAACGTTCTTCTCAACGTCATACCCGTATTCATAGAAGTCCTTGTACATCTGTTCAACCAGAGAGGTTGTAGGAACAATTAGTAATAACTTCATGTTGTGTTGTGCAAGATACCAACGTGCAAGAATATAAATGATTAAAGACTTGCCAGATCCTGTAGGACTTAGTATAATGCTTCTCTTGTGTTCGATACCATGTACTATTGCATCATACTGATAATCACGTGGTTTGAATGGTAGGTTCAGAGATTCAATGAACTCTTGAAATGCCATGTGAGGAACTTTGTTCTTATCATAAGGATAACCATACTTACCTTCCTCAACCTTGATACCATAACCACGTTCAGCAGCAAACTTACGTAATGACTCATACAGACCTGCATTGAGCTCACCATTAGTACGGTTAAACAAACGAATCTTGCCATCCCAGATTCTCTTCTTTACCGCAGGCATGAACTTAGCACCCGGTACTTCAAAACAGAAGTGTTCCGAGATCTCAGAAACTATGTGAGGTGCACACTCAGTCATCTGCAACATCGCATAGTTTCTCATTTTAAGTTTGATGACTTCCATTATCTAATTAGAACCCTGCTTCGAATTGTTTCCATCGTATGATATTACCAATCGTTTGGTGTCTCCACTTCAACGTCTCTAGTATTTCTTTCAATGTATCTATACAGGTGTTAAGGTACTGGATTTTCTTTTCACTGTTCACGAGTTCTTCGTCCGTCTCAACGAACTGTTCTTTGAACTTGTTAGTAGTTGCACTTCGACCATTGTATGGATCATATTCCCAACCAAAACGATCGATCTCTTCCTTAGACATCTTTCCTTCATAGTATAGATACTTCCACTTCATGAGTTCTTTCTGTTTGAACTCTGCGTCTTTCAGTTTCAGTTTATAGGTTGCATGTAATTCCAAGTACTTACCATGGTTCTTAGATGCTTCTATGGATGACACATCAAGTGCCAGTATTTCAATCTGAGAGTCTTTCTTCCACTCAGTTAATATAGATTCAAGGTTCATTTTTTATCCTATAGTGGTAGTCTTAATACCCAGCCATTATATCATTTAAACTCAAAATAGTCAAACCTGAAGGTCGCTTGAAATGACAAATATTGTTCCTGTGAGGTCGCTGCAAGGTTGATCATACCTACACTTGTTGGGAACCCATTTATATATCTAAATGTTCTATTCACGTTATTGTGACTCGATAAGATCGCCACGGTGATGTCGTTGTACGTTGACCCTTGGTATCCACCTTCCTTATTAGACTCTACAGACGCAGAGGGCAGTCTGTGAGGATTGCTGGTTGCAGCTATCATCCAGTTGTAGATCTCTCGGTAAGAGTTCATGTCCTCATCCAACAACACTTCCATAGTCAATGTGCCGAACTCAGCGGCATCTCCTACGAAGGGTACACTGTTGACTCGTGAGAATCCCAACTCTGCTGAAGGTAGGTTCACATCGGGGTGGGATATTGTTTGTGCATAGAACTGTAGGTTAGGAAAGTCTCTCCTACTAATAATTATCTTGAACCCTGACGGTTGCAAGTAATTGGTTCCGCAATCGAATGTGTTAGTTGCCATGAGTGGTGTGTCTCTTAATATGTTTCTGTTATTTATACTAACAATAGGGCTTTACTTCTCAGGCTACATACTGTATAATATGTAATATTGAGATGAGGTAACAAATGATATTAAGTCGCACAGATGCATTATACGCAGCAAACGCCTTCGATGAGTTCTTTGGTAGTATAGAACGTATCGATGAGTATATGCGTATGATAAAGATGGAACGTATGGCGGAGTTTCCTCCTGCCCTGCCTGGCATGGGCCCTGAAGAAGATCTCTTCAACAACTTCGATATCCATCCGTCTGAGATGGAGTTCTCGATCATCGACACTGCGTCATACAAGTTCATGAACTACATGGAGATCGTTACCTCTGCACCTGTAGAGAAGTCAATCCCTGGCAAGACCATGAAGTGGTTGATCAAAGAGAAGAACACCGGTATGGTTGCGGGTATGATCCGTCTAGGTTCTCCTACTATTAATAGCAAACCACGCAACGACTGGTTGGGTAATCCCCTTGACAGTCTAAACCCTGCGATCATGGAGAGGTTCAACAACTCTGCAATCATGGGGTTCAACATCGTACCTACACAACCATTCGGATTTAACTATCTGGGTGGTAAGTTACTGGCTGCAATCTGTTGTAGTCACTTTACACGTGATGCACTCAACAAGAAGTATGATTCTAACTTCTGTATGTTTGAGACTACATCACTGTATGGTTCAACAAAGTCTGCCTCGCAGTATGATGGTATGAAACCATTCCTGCGATTCAACGGTTTGACAGACTCAAA